TTTATTAGGTAACGGCACATCAGCATTTCAAGTAGTGGATCCAGGTACATCAGGTAACGTATTAACATCTAATGGAACCACATGGACATCTGCCGCCGCAGCTGGTGGTGGCGGTGACTATGCTATGGAAGTATTTACAAGTCCAGGCACATGGACTAAACCTGCTGATGTTACTGCTGTTAAAGTCACCGTAGTTGGTGGAGGAGGCGGAGGCAGTGGCGTAAGAAAAGGTGATAGTTCTATTACTGGGGTTGGTGGAGCTTTTGGAGGGGGTGCTATAGAATACTTAGATGCGCCTGCTGTTCCAGGACCAGTTGCTGTTACCGTCGGATCAGGTGGAGCAGGTGGTGCTGCACCAGGAGCTAATGGTACAACTACCCCTGGATCATCAGGAGGCACTTCTTCCTTTGGTGCTTTCTGTTCAGCCTCTGGAGGTGCTGGACCAGGTAATTCAGGTGGATCAGGTTCAGGTGGAAATATTAACGTAGTAGGTTCAGTAGCGTCATTTATTACTGGGACTAGATCCTCCACTGGATTTAGTTTATTTTCTGGTGGTACTGGTACATATTCAACCACACAGGGTACAGGTTTAACAGCAGGTGGATATGGCGGTGGAGGAGGTTCTGGTTTTATCGAAGGTGCAGCAGCAGGTGGTGCAGGGTCACCAGGTATTGTTGTTGTTGAGTGGTGGAAATAAGGAGAACAATTATGGCAAAAAAAGCATTAGTAAGCACCATTGAACTGAGAGGTAAAGATGAGGCAGGTTACCGAGTATTAGAAGTAGTAGAAGCAGGAAATACTTTTGAAGTGCATTCAAATCTACAATGGCATGATTGTCCTGATACAGTAGAGATGGATAAATATTGGTTTAATCCAAATACTTTAGAATTTAAAAAACTTCCTGAAGCAGTAGATAAATCTACAGCAGGTGAGTTAGCAGTTAATGAAGAAGGCAATCCAACGGAAGCATACGAATGGAGCTGGGATACAGAAACTTGGACTAAAGTACAAGTATTATAATATTTAGTACACAAGAATAAGGTAGATATAGTAAAATGTATTTACCTTGTTTTATTTTTGAAAGATTATTATGCACAACACGGTGGAACTATTTGAACAAAATGGTTATGTTCATTTAAAAAGGTTTTTAGATTTAGATAATTGTAAAGAATTAGTAGAAGAGTTAAATAAATATATTGAACAGGGTCAAACAACTAAAGACGATCAATGTCCTGTTTCAGAAGCTATACACGGTACGCCTACTTTTGATAAATTATTAGAAGACCTATTACCTCACTTTGAAAAGGTTTGTGGAAAACGACTGTATCCTACATACTCTTATGCTAGACTATATAAGCCTGGTGAAGAATTAAAAAAACATACTGATAGACCTGCTTGTGAAATATCAGCAACAGTTACATTAGGTTTTGAAGGAAATTCTTGGTCTATTTATATGGCAGGTAATAAAATAGATATGCAAGTAGGCGATGCTGTTCTTTATCGTGGTATGGATGTAGAACATTGGAGAGAAAAGTATACTGAAGGTCAATGGCAAGCACAAGTATTCTTACATTATGTAAATGCTGATGGACCTTATGCTGAATGGAAATATGATAAAAGAAATCAGCTAGGTATTTCTACAATAACAAATAAACAAGTTCAAGCCACAAGACACTTAACTGACTGTGCTGTATTTGAAAAACATTTATCAGATATGTTTTGTGATAAACTAATTGAAGAATATGTTAAAGACACTATAGTAAAAGAGCCTCCAGTTATAGGTAATGGGACAGGAGCTATAGATAAAAGTATTCGTGATACAGAACGAGTAATGCTTCCACAAAATGTAGGTATAGGGGCAACACTTACTGCAACAGGGTTAAATGCAAATAACTATTGGTGGAAATATAATATTACTCATGCTAATCAAACTGAGTTTTTAATCTATAAACCTAATGGTCATTATAACCCACATGTAGATACATTTCATCGGCATAGTAATGAAACACGAAAACTAACAGCATTAGCATTTCTTAATGATAACTTTGAAGGTGGTAAGTTCTTTTTAAATGCTTCTGGAACACCTTATTATCCACCTCAAGAAAAAGGAACTGTGTTAGTATTTCCTAGTTATATGGTACATGGTGTTGAACCTGTTACTAAAGGTATAAGATATAGTTGTGTAACATGGTTAGTAGGACCTTATTTTGTTTAAAATTGTAGATAATTTTTTACCTAGAACTTTTTCAAATAGACTTCATAATGATGTTACTGAGGGAGTAGTTCCTTTTTATTATAGAGACTCAAATGTTGATTATAGTAAAGTTAGTCAATTAACACATACTTGTTACCATAATATAGATAAAATTAAATCAGAATATTTTCCTGTGGTTCAACCTATATTTTATTTAATAGAAAAAGAATTAGACATTGAAATAGTAGAAGTAGAGAAGATTAAATTTAACTTAATGTTAAATAAATATTTATTAAAAAGTGACTTAGATACAGCTATTCATCAAGATATTGATGACAAAAATTATATTACTTTTTTATATTATATAAATGATTCAGATGGAGATACTTGTTTTTATGAGTCTAATACTTTAGTTAATTCAGTAACTCCAGTAAAAAATAGAGCAGTGTTTTTTGATTCTAATAAATATCATAGAGCAACTCCTCCAATTAAATATGATGCAAGGTTTATTTTAAATATTACATTTAAAATATGAAAATAATAGTTACTCCTGATAGTGGTTTAGATACAGCTTTTATTTATGATAATACAATATATAAAATAAAAAAAGTTGAAGAATTAAATTCAGTAGAGCATGCAAATAAAGGGAGAAATTCTTTTAGACCTTTTGGCATAGATTATGATGATAATTATATTTATATAGTTTCACATAATAAAGTTGGAAGATTTTTAAAAGACTCTTATAAATTTGTAGATACTATTATTAAGTTAGAATCAAAATTAAATGTTAATACTCATTTAATAAGAAAAGTAAAAGATACTTTTTATATAGCTAATACAGCTACTGATGTTCTGGCAATTATATCAGATAGTTTTGAAAAATACATACATATACCAACAAGACAAGTTTTAGATGAACCTTTAGATTGTGTAGATGCTTATGATAAAGATAATGTTCATATAAATTCCTTTTGTATTAGAGATAATTTACTCTATTACTGTTTACATAACAAAGGTACGAAAAAATCAAGATATGAAGTTTTAGATTTAATTACTTATAAGATTAAATGTATTGTTGATGCAGGTTGGTGTAGTCATGGAGTTGAAGTTATTAATAATATTTTGTACTCTTTGTCTTCAGGTACTGGAGAATTAATTGAGCACGATTTAACAACTAAAAACACTAGATATTATAGATTAGTAAATCCAGAAGAAACTTTTTTAAGGGGACTAGATTTATTTGGAATAAATTTATATATAGGATGTTCTAACGTACACAATCAGCCAGCTCTACAAAATAACTGTTTTATTGCAGAGTTTAATACTACTAATAAAAAAATAAAAAGATTTTTAAATATACCTAATATGCTAACTATTGCTGATCTAAGAATTTTAATATGAAAATACTAATTTGTGGTCTACCAGGTTCAGGCAAAACAACACTTGCAGAAGAATTACATAGAATAACTAGATTTCCCCATATTAATGCAGATTATATTAGATCAATGTGTAATGATTGGGATTTTAGTATGGAAGGTAGAATAAGACAAGCTAAAAGATTAAGACGTTTGGCTAATGGCTTTGCAAGAAGTATTACAGATTTTGTAGCTCCTACTGAAAAAATAAGAGAGTTATTCAATCCAGATATAATCGTATGGTTAGATACTATAAAAGAAAGTAGGTTTGAAGATACAAATAAAATATTTGAACCCCCCCATTGGTGTCATTATCAGATATGCTCAAAAGATGCAAAACGATGGGCAAAATTAATAGAAAATCACATAAATAATGTATAATAATGCCTATAAGTCAATACTTTGGGGCAATTAATTGAAAGATTTTATTTGGTATCTTAGTCTTGTAGTTGGGGCTTCGTTTTTAATTGTTGTTGTTGAGTATGCTTTTGCTATAGCAACTAAATAAGGAGCAATATGTTAAGTATATTATCAGGTATTTTAGGATTTGCTACATCAGGATTACCAAGTGTACTAGATTTTTTTAAACAAAAAGGTGATCAAAAACATGAACTGGAAATGGCTAGATTGGATATGGAGCGAACTCTCGCTCTCGCCGAAAAGGGATTTGCGTCGCAAGAACGTATTGAAGAGTTTAGAACAGATCAAGTTGAAATGCAAACTTATGCCGAAGAAAGAATGGCAATGTATAAGCATGATGAAAAACTTTCGGAAGGCGCATCCCCTTGGGTTATTAATTTGCGTGCTAGTGTTCGTCCCGTTATCACCTATATTTTTGTTTTTATTGTATTATTTATCGACATAGTAGGTTTGATATGGGCTATAAGGTCTGGCGTAGATTTTGTTACAGCCATAGCTATTATTTTTTCTGATGATGAAATGGCAATTTTTGCTTCTATTATAGGATTTTGGTTTGGTTCAAGACACTGGGAAAAACGTAGGTAATGAAAACATCAGCAACAGGTATAGACCTCATCAAATATTTCGAGGGGGTCAGGTATAGGCCATACATGTGTAGTGGAAATGTGTGGACAGTGGGTTGTGGACATGCATTATATCCTAGGCAACTAGTGATGAATTTAGCAGATAGAAAAGAATATAAATTAAAACCAGAAGATAATAGAATATGGACAATAGAGGAAGTAGATGGACTACTTAAATACGACTTACAACGCTTTGAAGCTGGAGTACTTCGTCTGCTGGGTACTGTGCAACCAAAACAGTCTGAGTTTGATGCTCTTGTCAGCTTTAGCTTTAATCTTGGTTTGGGGACATTTCAAAGATCGACAGTTCGGTCAGCATTTATACGTGGTGATAAAACGCGTGCTGGCGAAGTTCTTTTGAAATATTGTAGAGCAGGAGGTAAAGTGTTAAAAGGATTGCAACGTCGTAGACTAGCAGAACACGCTTTATTAATGCGAGGATAGTATGCCATTATCAAAACTAACATTTAAACCGGGTATTAACAGAGACCAAACTAACTATTCATCAGAAGGTGGTTGGTATGATTGTCAATGGATACGGTTTAGAAATGGATTTCCAGAAAAAATGGGTGGGTGGACTGTAGCTACTATCCAACAATATGTAGGCGACGCAAGAAGTCTTAATTCGTGGGTAACTCAAGATGGTAACTATACTATGCTTGGAGTACTTACTAATAAAAAACAATACGTTAGTGTCGGTACTCAACTCTATGACATTACTCCAATAAGAACTACCTTTTCTACTCCCGATACAGATAATTGCTTTGCTACAACAAACGGTTCAACAACAGTAACAGTTAATATTACAGGTCACGGTGCAGAAAATGGGGCCTATGTTACATTTAGTGGAGCAACAGATGTAGGTGGAATATTAGCTGCTGAGTTAAATAAAGAATTTGAAATCACTTATGTAGATGCTAACTCATTTACTATTACAGTAGCAACAGCAGCAACGTCAACTGTAGCTTCAGGCGGAGGCACAGCGATTGATGCAGCTTTCCAGATTAACGTAGGACCATCAAATTCTACAGCTGGTTTTGGTTGGGGTACTTCAACATGGTCACGGGGTACATGGGGGTCATCATCAACTACAGCCGTATACCTACCTGCTCGTATATTGTTTCAAGAAAACTTTAATAATGATTTGATCTATAACATTATCACTTCAGACATATATTACTGGGCATTTACTTCAGCATTTAATACTCGTGCTGTAAAACTTTCATCAATAGCGGGGGCGGTAGCAGTTCCTCAACAAGTTACTAAAACAATGTTTGCTCCTTCAGGACACTTACTTGCATTAGGCTGTACTCAATATAACGCAGCTGCAGGTGCTCCTGATTATCTTGGTAGCTATGACCCATTAATAATAAGATGGGCTAACGTAGATGCAGATATTGGACCTGAACCAGAAGTATGGCAACCTACAGCTACTAATACAGCTGGATTTTTAAGAGTTAAATCAGGAACTAGAATTCTTACGGGCATTAATGCTAGACAAGAAACATTGATTTTTACAGATAATACATTATCATCATTACAGTTTTTAGGTACACAAGAAGTATTTGGCTTATCTGAACTTGCAACTAACATAACTATTACAGGACCTAATTCAGCTGTAACTGCAAACAACGTTGTATATTGGATGGGTAAAGATAAATTCTATGCTTATTCTGGTCGAGTAGAAACATTACCATGTCCAGTGTCTCGGTATGTATTTGAAAATATAAATTTAGATCAAGGTGAAATATTCTTCGCTTCTTCTATTAATGAATTTAATGAAGTTATATGGTATTACTGTTCTGCAGGAGCCACAGAGATTGATAGATATGTAATCTATAATACAAGTGAAAATATTTGGTACTATGGTCAATTAGAAAGAACTGCATGGATTGATAAAGGCGTTATTGATAATCCTCTTGCTGCATACAATGGATATATTTATAAACATGAAAGTGGTCAAGATGATGGGCAACCTCTTGGAGCCGCTCCAGTAGCATTAACTTCTTATATTCAATCTGCTGATATTGACATTGATGATGGTGATAGATATATGTTAACTAAGAGAGTCATACCTGATGTAACATTTAGAACCTCTACAACAATAAACCCAGTTACAGGAGCAACATTAACTCCAGAAGTTACAATTACAATCGGAGTAAGAAACTTTCCAGGCTCAGCTAACTCAACAAACGATGTTTCAGGTAATACATTATCTAGAGAAGTTATAACTACAGCTACAGTAGACCAATATACAAATCAAGTATTTGTTAGAGCGAGAGGAAGACAAATTAATATGAAAATAGAATCTGATACGCTAGGTACACAATGGCAACTAGGTATGCCTAGAGTAGATGCTAGACCTGATGGTAGGAGAAACTAATGGCACTTAATTCAACAAAAGCGCCTAACTTAGTATTGCCTACTAAAGATTATGTTGTAAATAGTGAAGAACAGTTTAGAAACCAGTTACGTCTATATTTCAATACATTAGATGCAGTAACACAAGGACTATTAGATCCTAATGGTGGATCAGCATTAAGTTTTCCTCACATTGCTGCATCAGACTCAACAGATCAAGTTGCAGGAGGAGATGATACTCCTACAGTTGTTAAATGGAACACATTAGATTCTGGACTTGGGTGGACTCTTAATTCTCCAGGTTCAGCTACAGCACAATATGATGGTGTCTATACAATTAGATATAGTCTTCAATTTGTTAATACAGCAAATGATATTCACTATGTAGACGTATGGATACAAAAAAACGGAACTGATGTAGATAATTCAGCTTCTAGATTTACTTTAGCAGCTAGAAAAAGTGCTTCAGATTTTACTTTTAATCTTGGATATTCTGAAGCTACGTTTTCAGTAGTTGCTGGAGATGAAATCGAACTTTATTGGGCAACAGACCAAGCTTATGAATCAGGAGTACAGGATGGCATTTATATATTTCACGACGCTGCTCAAACAGTGCCTTATGCTAGACCTGCAATTCCTTCTGCAATAGGCTCAATAACCTTTGTAAGTAGGGCATAATTATGATAATATTCAATATATTAACGGACTAAGCTTATGAGAACAGACAACCTTGCGCAAGGATTAGCTTCTTTAGGTCGAAACGGCGATTCTATGATGGTTCATATGAATCCCGAAGAGGTTCTAGGGCTGCAAAATCTAGCCATACAAAATGGCACATCATTAACAATTAACCCAGATACAGGCATGCCTGAAGCATTCAGCTTGGGCGGCGTATTTAAGTCGTTGATTCCTACTGCTATTGGTGGTGGATTAACTGCTATGGGATTATCTCCATTAGCTGCCGGTCTATTAGTAGGCGGTGGTACAGCATTATTTACTGGCGACCCAATGCAAGGTATATTAGCAGGGTTCGGTGGTTATGGTGGTGGACAACTAGCTAACAGCATTAAAAACTTTGGTATGAGTTCAGCAGCTGATTTAGCCGATGATGCAGTAACACCATCTGGAGCAAAGGCTTTATCAAAAACCGCTTATAATTCAGTTGATGATGTAGGCGCAGGTTTTGCCTCCCAATTAGACCCAGCAGATGTATTGGGCGTAGGTTCTCAGGGTGG